TATAGTTACAAACCCACCATTTAATGTAGCAACAGAATTTACATTAAAAGCATTTGAACTAGTAAAACATAATATAGTTATGCTTTCAAAAATATCATATTTAGAAGGTGTAAAAAGAAGAGAGCTTATATTTAATAAAAATAAATTAGAAAAGGTATTAATATTTACTAGAAGAGTGCCTTTCAAAAAAGAATCAACACAAAAACTAGCTGGTGGACTAATGGCTTTTGGTTGGTTTATTTATGATGTTAATTATAATGGCAAACCTACTATTGATTGGATATGAAGATAAAACTTGAACCTTTTGAAGTTGAACTAGCTGCAAACACAGCAACAAGAAGATTTATAGAAAACCTTAAAATGGGTAAATCTTTTTCTTATGGCTATAAGGGATCTGATGAAAAGACTTTAGCTCTTGGTATTATGGGTGCTTGTGCTGAGGTTGCATTTGCTAAATCACAAAATAAATACTTCAATGGTTCTTATTCTGATCGTTATGCTAGATATACAGACTCAGATATGCAAAACAATATAGAAATAAGATCGCAAAAGAGAAAAGATTATAATTTTTTATTAATAAGACCTAATGAGAAAAGGGGTAGATATGTTTTAGTTATTGATGAGGGTGGCTTTGAATTTTCTATTGTAGGTTGGTTTCCATTTATTTCAGAAATGCCAGAAAGACTAACTAATTTTGGTCATGTCAACAGACCTCCAGCATATAAGATTGAAGTTAAAGAACTATACGATATAAACGATTTATGAGTAAAATAAATTTTAAGTTATTTAAACCTTTTGGCTCAACTATGGCTAAAGCTGAACTACCTAACGAACTTATAAAAGATTTTTTAAAAGATTTAAATGACATAAGGCAAGACCCAAAAAAATCAGAAACTCATGCTTTTGGTCATAAACTTGCAGGACAAATTTATAAAGAATTTTTAATTACACCTGAAGTATTAATAAAATGGAAAAAGAATTTTTTTGACCCTATTATAAAAGGTTATGTTGAAACGCATTACAGAGAAATGCCGATTGAAAGAATTTTAATTCATAGTGGTTGGTATGTAGTGCAAAAACCTGGCGACTATAATTGCTGCCATACTCATACTACACCCAATAATAATCCTGACCTTAGTTGCGTAGGTTATTTAAAGTTTCCTAAAGCTATGAAAGATTATAAACATAGTAAGCAACATCATAACACTAGCGGACATATAGAATTTTTAGAGGGAACTGAGTCTATTTTTAATAATGCTAATTACTTAATACAACCATTAGAAAAGCAATATTTCTTGTTTCCTAGTAATTTAAGGCACACAGTTTACCCTTTTTTTAGCGATAATGAATTAGATGAGAGAATAAGTTTCTCTTTTAATGCAAGTGTTATGTTTGATTCAAATAATAAACAAGAGAAACCAACTCAAGAACAATAAATACTTCTATCAATTTCTAAAATTTCCTTTCTTTCTTTGTATAGCTACTGCCATTCTACCTATTGCAATATTTTTGGCAGTTTCAATAAATGTTTTAATATTTGGGTCATTACAATAGTCGCCATAGCTAATCTTCTCTTTTACTTCTTTTGGCAGACTATCGTATTCTGCTCTTAGTGTAGTTGTTATATCTTTCATATTACCCCAAATAGCAATAAGAAATAAAATACAACCATTAAACTAAGAGCAATAAAGCAAAGTATATTAACTATTATTTCTTTCATAATGTAGGTATAACACTTTCCTTTTTATGATTAGTATGAATTGCACCTCCGTCATTACCCTCATCGTCTTTCATAGGTGTCAACCATAAACCACTACTTAATTTTATTTGTATCGGTTTATTGTGCAATCCCATTTCTTCTGCACCTTTATCATTTACATAATCAGCTTGAACAATAGTTTGATTTAATAAAAGTTTTTTCATTCTTTTAATCCAATGTTTTCTTAATTGTTCATTTGACATTTCATCTAACTTTACCTTTTTCATATTGCTCCCCCTTTCATTTCTATTATTAGTTGCTCTATTTGTGGTGCATATTGCAACACACAAAATAGAAAGTACATAATGATTATAAAACAAGCAAAGTTTAATAGTTCTTTAAATGTTTCCATTACTCTACCCCCATAATGCAAAAGAATACAATTCCTACAAAAATTGTAAATCCAATTAAAAATAATAAAGTTTCCATTATTCCCCTCCTATTCCATATTTAGTTTGATGGTCAATATCTTCTTGATTTAATTCATCACCATGACCACTTGTATCTTCAACCTTTAAACCAAGTTCTACTCTTGCTCTTTTTAATAAAGGATAATGTAAGTTAAAAAAGGCAAAGAAATTCTTGTGCCAATAATCACTCATACTATCGCTGTTATCAAAGTTATATTGATTCATTATTGATTTTACTTCTTTATTAAAAGTATCAGTATATCTAGGGTCTTTTTGGCTATAACCCTCCCAAATATAAAAATACTTTTTAATGTCGTCACAATCAATTAATGCTACATTAATTGTATTGTAATTTGACGTTACAGAAAATTTGCAACCTTTGAACTTTTTAAGGTCTTTTCTTACTAGCTTTGCTATATCCTTGACTCTTAGGTTTTGAACTTCTGCATATTTTTTACCTACTGTATGTGCTGTAATCATTTTTCCCCCTTTGTTTGTTTTATGATTCGTAAGCATGATTAGTTGTACCATATTTGTACAAGAAATCCAAAGACTTTTATTATTGCTAAATATAGATGTTCTGCTTATTTTCCTGGCATATTTAGTGGTTGATTACCCAAATTTTGTGTATATAAGGTAGCCAAAGGGTTATGCGAAAAACAGGTTTTACAATGATACCAAATAGCTTGTTGTTGGATGAAAGACTCTCCAATGACGCAAAGCTCTTATTTTGTTATATTAGATCCCTTTCTCCTAATTATAGAACCTTGCGAAACTCCAACTTAAAGTCCAAATTGGGTCTTTCTATTAATACTTTGCAGAAATGTAAGGAGGAGTTGGTCAGGCATAAATATTTGGTTATTAAGAGGTTATCCTCAGCTAATTATTATGATTTGCGATTACCCAAAAACAGGGTAATGAGGGTGTCAAATTCTACGCAATCAGCCTACCCAAAAACTACGCAGTATTATAAAGATAATACTATTAATAATAATACTATTACTAATAAGGGATCTAAAAGATTTAAAAAGCTAAAGGGTTTTAAAAGTGATGACTAAAACTCCCCCCTCTCTTGAATTACCATACTATTATAACGATAAAGAGCTAGAGGACACATTTAACAATTATTATACTAAAGCACAGAAGTTAGAGATTACCTTACAATTAGATTCAGACTATAAAAGCGGTATGCTATCTGTAGAACAATTAACATGGATTATTAATCAAAAGAAGTTCGGTAGCTATACTGCCAAGCTAATCTTAGATGATATGCTTAAAAAGAAAATCATTAGAAAAAATCCATTAACAGGCGAAAATAAACCTTTTATTAAGACTAAAGGTGTTTTTGACTTTTAAAACTATATATTGTGGTATATAAGTTAAAACATACTAGCTTCACCCTTTCGCTAGTATTTTTAAGTAGCTACTAGAGGATGGGCGATACTTTCAATTCCTTTCTATAAAATCGCCCACCTCACTAAAGGAGTATTATGGCAAGACCTAGAAAACTTACAAAAAAATTAGAGAACACAATATTAGAACTTATTGCCGATGGTAAAACAATTAGAGAAACATTTGAGATAATAAAAGATTATACCTGGCAGAGCTTTAGAAAAGAACTTATTGAAGATGATAACTTAATGATGAAATATATTAAGTCTAAAGAACTTGCTATTGATTTAAAGTTATCAGAGCTTGAAGATAAACGAAAAGAATTAGAGATGAAGATTGAGAATGGTGTTGTTGACCCTAAATCCGGTCAGAATTTAGTTAACCTTTACAAGATATTAATTGGTCATTCTCAATGGTCTGCATCTAAATTGAGTGCAAAACGATACGGAAAAGCTGCGGAACTAACTATTAAAGGTGATAAAAATGAACCTTTAGCTATTTCTTGGCAGACTTAGTTAAGCTAGAAGTATTGATTTACTTAAGAAGTTGTCATTTCTTGCACACAAAAAACAAAGTTATTACACATGAATAAGAACAAAACAGCAACACTATTGATAACTTTTTTTATCATTAGTAATATTTCCGATAACATTTATTATCGGCAACAGCTTTTTAGTGGTTTCTAGGTTGTAATTTACTAAATGTGGGGGTTTTTGTTGAACGATACCCCATTTTTGTGTTTGACGTTAGATTAAGATTGATACAAGGTATAAACAAACAAATGAAAGATTTGATATTAAGAACAGCGATATTCATTATGAAAGATAAAACAACAGGCAGACCAGTTGTTGTTACAAAGTTCTATGGTTTTCAGGATGAGCAAGAAGCTAATGAGTTTTCACAAATTTTGAAAGAACAATACATTGACGATATTCCAGAAGATGATGTTACAATGCATTAAGGGGGGTTTTGTTTTAAAATGAAACAAATCGTAATTCCTTACAAACCAAGAGAAATCCAAAAATTTTTGCACAAAAAATGCGATGTGAACCGGTTTAATGTTATCGTAGTTCACCGAAGAGGAGGCAAAACAGTATTTGCTATTAACCATTTAATCAAAGCAGCACTAACCAATAAGAAACCTTATCCAAGATATGCTTTTATTTCACCTTACCGATTACAAGGTAAATCTACAGCTTGGGATTATTTAAAACAATTTTCGGCAGCTATACCAGGTGTGAAGTTTAACGAATCAGAACTAAGGGTGGACTTTTCAGTAAACAACTCAAGAATACAAATTATAGGTGGAGAAAATAGTTCGGCAATCAGAGGACAATACTTTGATGGAATAATCGTAGATGAAACGCAGAACATAGCACCTGACCTCTTTGACACTATCCTTAGACCTTGTTTGGCAGACCGCAAAGGTTTTGCTATTTTCATTGGCACACCACATGGCAGAAATTGGTTCTTTGAATTACATGAAAAGGCAAAGCATACAAAAGATTGGTTCACTTGTCGGTTCAAAGCTAGTGAAACTAATATTCTACCCAAAGAAGAATTATTAGCTGCCAAAGAAACCATGTCGCCAGATGCTTATGAACAAGAATTTGAGTGTTCTTTCCAAGCAGGAATATCAGGATCTTATTATGGAAAAATTATGGATGATTTAGACAAAGATGGCAGAATAAAAAACTTTGATATTGATGAGGACTTAGAAACAGAAACATGGTGGGATCTAGGGATGAACGATAGCACAGTAATTATTTTCGCACAGCGAAGAGGCGATGAAGTAAGGATTGTGGATTGTTATGAAAATTCTAGTGAGGGATTAGAGCATTATATGAACATCTTAGACGATAAACCTTATAATTATTCTAAACATATCGCACCCCATGATATAAGAGTTAGAGAAATAGG